AATCCTGATTTTTGCGGTGAGATCGTTGTTTGCCATTGAGCCTGCGTCCAGTACGGGTGGAACCGACTTTACGGGTACGGCCAGCCCAACTCAGGGGGGAAACATTTCGGCGCTGGCTCCTTAACGAGGTCAATAAAAAGCCCACCCTGGCAATCCAGGGTGGGCTTAGCGGTGCTGGCGACCATGCCAGCTTCGGTGGGGATTATTCTTACGCGTTATGCAGATCGACGATGAACGGTTGGCTGTAACCGGCCGGCGTCTTCATGCGCCCCTTCATGGTGATATTGCCGAAGCCATCAGCCAGGAAGTCAAAGGCGCTGTCCGGCGACATCACGACTTCATAGACCGTCACGATGCACGGCAGGTTATCGGCGTAGTTCATACCATCGAGCACGAATTCAGCGCGGACCTGCGCCTGGGTAGCGCCGTTGATCCGCGTGCCGCTGATGGCGTTGTAGGTCCCCGTAGCCTTGAGTGAAGCGCCGTTCAAAATCGCACCCGACGACAGAATCTTGACCATGCCCAGGCGGTAATTAACCAGGTAGTCGGTACCCAGAACATAGGTCGGATTACCGCTGGTGTGCTTGACCAAAAAGCCAGCCGAAGCAAAATTCTGCTTGGTAAGCGAAACCCACTTGTCGTGCACCGCGACAAACACCTCATCGGTGATCGTACCGCTGCCCTGGTTGATCACCGTCTGGGTGCCGAGCAGAGCCAGCGCCAGACCATCCTTGTCCATTTCGGAAAGGGTGACAGTCAGGTCGGCTGGTTTCTGGATAGCAACGGACTCGATAACCTGGCCGTAGGTGCTACGCCCCTTCGAGACTGCCTCTTTGAGTTCAGTGTTGGCCTTGACTTCGAACTTGCTGGCTTCGAAGGGACCGGCGCGGCCGAGCTTGAGTCCGGTAACAGGGTCGATACGATTGATATACAGGTCGCCGGCACCCAGGAAAGCACGAGATGACATGAGGTTCTCCTCTAAAGTCGGTTATTGATCAGTCAGCCTTGACGACCTGATCGGTCGTAAATGCCAGGGGGAAAAGAAAACATCCAGCGGCGAAATCCGGCCGTGGACCAGGAGCGATCTCAAGGGGTACTGATCCTGGCGCTGGTTGCCATCCAAGCAGATGGCCCAGCACACCCTTCACCAGGGGCGCCATCGTCGATCGCGCCGGGGAGCCATCGGCAACATTGCTTGCATGCTTGACCGAGATAACTACCAGCCATCGCGTTTGGACCCGAGCTGCCTTGCCGCGGGAGGTTGATTCGAGCGGGCGGTAACCATCAAATATCAAATACAGACAGGGAGAAGGCCTACTTGCCTTTTCCGCTGCCATCAGCTCCGGCAGCCCATGCACGCCCTTGAAGCCGGTCAGCTCCTCGAGGCGGGCAGTGAGAAGAGGCTCAAGGGAAAGCATCAATAGTCAGCCAGGCTATCGGCGCCAAAGATACGGCTGGGCGCCTTGCAGGCCACCCCGCCGCCACTGGTCGGCGACTTGACCAGGGGACTGGCCCCGTCGATGACCAGGGAGCCATCACTGGCTCGCTTCAGATCCCGCACAGCGTCTTCGTAGCGCTTGCGCACTTCATCCGGGGGGATATCGCACAACCGATAGCGGGCGATGTCGCTGGCAATCCGCTCCAATACATCCGGGACGGAAGCCAGCGGCAGCTGGTAGCGCACGGCCAGGTAGGAATCAATTTCCGCATTGGCATCAGCCAGCGCCAGGGCGACCACGGTAACGTCGATGACGGTGCCGTTGATGCGGTCGCTCAGCTGCGCCAGCTCTTCCGAGCCGAAGCGTTTTTCGAGGTCAGCCTGGACTGCGTAGGGCATGACTTACTGCTCGGCCTTGGTGAAGTCGACGTAGAACTTGTCGCCGACCTTGAACTGGTCAAACAATACCGGGTTCGCGATGTTGATGACCAGAGTCGCACCGGGGGAGAACTTGGCGAAGGTGTTGTCTTCATCCAAGCCACCCGTATCAGCATAGCCGTTGCAGCGACACACAGCGTGCATGCTCAGCGTTTCCTGTGACTTGGCGCCATCCGGACCATAGAAATGCTCCTGGACCATACCGACCTGCAACTTTGCGCGCATCTTGGTCACTGGGTGACCTCCTCGGGAATATCTGCGACCTTTGCCAGACCCGCATCGACCAGGCCTTCAATATCATCCGGAACAGCGAACAAAGGATCACCAGGCTGGTGACGCTTGCCGCCATACTTGACCGACTCCAGGGCTTCCATGACCACGAGTTCAACCTCGGCATCTGCAGCCTTGGCAGCCTTGGCGGCTGCTGCCTTATTAGCTCCTGCCATGATTAAGCCACCGCGCCCGAGATCAGGTAGCCAGCGTCGGCGCCAGCAATGACCGGGGCGACTTCGTCAGTGACCGGGTACACCCAGCTCTTGGCGTTGCGGTCCTGGTAGGCCTGTTCAACGGTAGGGTAGCCGCCGAGCTGGTAGGTGTAGCCGTAGGTCGGGCGGCCCATGTCGGCGACGCTGCCAATTTCGGTGAAGGCGATGACGACGAACTTGCCCCAGACATCGACCAGCGCACCAGCATCGTTTTCATAGACGGCATCACCGACGACCACTTCCTTAACACCAAACAGACTGGCCAGCAGCTCGGGCGTGGCAGAGTCGCGGCCGGTGTATTTGATGCGGTCGATGATCTTCGGATGATTCTTGAGCTTGGAGTAGACAGCGGCCCCCATCACGACGAGGTTAGGGCGGCGACCAGTCTTCGCACGAACGGCTTCGATACCGACATTGACATCATCAACCGGGTCGGAGACTGAGCCGTAATCGCTCCATTGATCGGTACCCGTCAAGGTGACCTTGTTTGCGGCACCATAGTTGGCCGCCGTGGTGGCCAGAACCGCTTGAGCGTATTCCAGGCGCAGGCCGATGATGTCCTGCGTCTTGCGCACGGCGCCTGAGCCGAGGTCAATGCCCGGTACACGATTGGCCTCTTCCATATGCTCGAAGGGAACGACGCCTTCCAGGGCGTGCTGCTCCAAGGCAAACGGGGCACCGGAATAGCCGAACTGGACGCGCTTGGTGTTACTACCCGGCGTGCGGCCGGTGGCGTACATGCGGAAGTCTTCACGACCGAAGGTAATGACCTTGCCGCCGCGGACCTGAACAGGAACCTTGGGGAATAGCTTGACGCCGACGAACTCGGCATTCTGGTAGCCCTGGGCAGCAGTGGTCAGAATTGGATCGATGACGCGAGCTTGGGCACTGGTCATCTGGGTCATGCCGATGCCAGCAAAAAGTAGCGCGGAGTTCACTTCGGGGTGAATCCAGCCGTAGTGGTTGACAACGAGGGCCGCAATGATGATCGATGCGATCAGCACGTGGTGCAATTTAATGGAACGAATCATGGTTGTGATCTCCAGTTCAATGAGCGTTGGGTTAAGCGTTGGGGAGGAGGAGGACTTCGACCATCTGACCAGCAGCGGCGGCAGCCTGCAGGGCGATAGCGACCTTGGCGCCGGAGGTCACCCAAGTGATGGCGCGGCCGGTCGAGTCAGACTTCAGCGTGGCGCCGAGCGAGAAGGCGGCGCCGGCCTCAATGATGGCGGTGCCGATGATATCGGCCGTGATCTTTTCACCGGAGACACCTGCAGAACGAGCAGCACCGAAAGTGACTGCATCGGCACCGGCCTGGGCGCCTGCGGCGGTGATAAAGCGGTTGGCGGCAACCGTACCGCTCAACGTGAGCGGCAGGGCAAGGATGGCAATGTTTTGCTGGCTCATGGAACCTCCTTAAGATTGAGCAGACACCGCCTTGACGGCGGAAATGTAATCGGTCTTGTGAGCAGCCTGATGCGCCAGAGCCTTGCGGTGCAGCACCATCGATTCAGCATCGACGGCATAGCCCTGGGGCGCGGCGAACTCGACGGCCTGATTGCCTTCGCCAGCGGCGGCGGCATTGGTTGCCGTCTCGCTGAAATCGAGGCGCTTGGGCAGACCGGAGAGGAAGGTCTTGAAACCATCGATCAGCGGTGCCTTGGCATCGCCCTCACCGAACTCGACGATGATCTCTTGACCAGCGAAAAAATCCAGGGTGGCCACGGCGATATCGACTTGCGCCGGCATCAGCTGACCAGCTGCGACCAGCTGCTCGGCAAAGGCAGCATGGGCCGAATGAATCTGTGCAGTCTTGAGAGACGCCAGATCCGACTTGAGCTGGGCATTCTCGGCCTCCAGCGCGGCCTTTTGTTCGGGAGTCACAGAGGACACCTCCTTGTTAGGTTGCTCGGCAAAAATCGGGGATGCGGTACCACTTTCTGCGGCGTCTTCACGCAGCTCATCCTGGGCGGATTGCTCTAGGGATGAAACGGTGTAACCAGGAACAACCTTGTCGGCCTCGTCCTGGCCGAACTTGCCGATCATCCAGTCGCGCAGGGAGCGCCACAGCTCGGCATTGCGCACATCGTCGTATTCGCCGAACTCAAAGGTGATCGACTCGTCGGCCTCACTGAATTCCGGCATGCGCAGCCCCTTGACGGCCGGGGCGGCAGCGCCGAGAAAGCCGACGTGGCGCAGGTAATAGACGCCGGGCACCGGATTGTTCGGCGAGTCCGGCGGATAGAAAGATGCGGATATTTTCTTGAAGCGGCCGGCAGCGACCATTTCGGCAAAGGCCGGCTCAACCTGGTCGGGCTGCGCCTCCAGGGCGCTATCGGAAAAGGCCAGCGACTTGACCCAGCCATAGGCCGGGGCGTCCAAGCGAGGATGCCCGACGACCAGCGGCGCCTCGGACAGCGCCGGGTCATAGGCCCGAGCCGAAGCGGCGAGGTCGGATTCGGAAAAAGCCAGAGCAACACCGCTAAGTGCGGTGTGCTTACCAGGCTTGAAAATCTGCAGGGGTTTTGGATTCGCCATGCCGCCGATTGTGGCTGGC